AACTCAAAATCTTCCCTGAGAGATCCTATCTTTTTGATACATTCCTTTGCTACAAAGAGACACCAGCCTGTGATATGGCCTCCTACACTGTAGCCCTCATAGATCCAGTTGCCTCTTTTAAAGTGTCTTTGCTTTATATCTTCAGATAGTGCTGAGGCAGACAGGTATTTGTTCAGCTTCATCAACTGGCCTATCTGTGACCAGCCAGACTCAAAAACAATGTCATTGTTTGCCAGTATGTGGATGTCTCCTTTTGCAACCTTGAGCCCCATGTTGAGAGCCCTGTTATACACAAAATCGCCCATGTACATGATCACATGGTTGACACCCCTGTAGGCCGGGGCCCTTGTGCCGTTGGTCTCAACAAGGATGACATTCACATCAGCACCATCATCAATACAGCTGTCAATACACCTCTGTGTCACGTTCACCAGCTCCTGATTCTTGGAGCAGGCCACAACTATGAGGTCATATTTCATAATATGTATTTATCCCCTTGTGTTGATTGATTCAGTCCTATATGTTTCATCTCAAGATCCAGCAGGTAACATGGCATATAACCATGCCTCTGGTAAAAGTTGCCTATCATGTAATCGCCCTTTGAGAAGTGCCTGAAGTCGTCACAGAGCTCCTTGCAAATATCCCATGGGATCATCTGGAAAGCTCCCCCCGTGTGTGATGTCAGGCTCACCCTGTATCCTCCTACATTGAGCCTCTTTATTTCCCTTGGTGCAAAGTTGGGATCAAGCAACAGATCCACAGGAGAGGCTACATAATTCCTGCCTGCCTTCTCATAGAATGTTAACATCCTGTTGATAATGTCTTCAGTGACTGTCTCAATATCGTTGTCCAGCTTCAGGATGAAGTCATATTTTTTGTCCAAGGCTTCAAAGGCAGAAATGAAGGCCCTTGTGATTCCCCAGTTCTTTTGAAGCTGGATATAATCATATCTGCTGTTGAGAAGCCACTCTTTTGTTCCATCTGTTGAGCCATTGTCAATGAAAAGATGATAGTCAACAGAGGTCTTCTGATAGAATGACTCAATGGTTTTCTTTGTCAGCTCCAGCCTGTTGAAGGTGATGGTAATTGCACATACTGTCATAGGTCATAGCCTCCACTTGATTGAGTACCGGGTACATGGCAGACATAGTACTCAGGACTCTCTGTCTTCTTAAAGTTTTTGTGTTCAAGCAATTTCTGGACAAAGTAAAAGTCGTGTGCATAGCCTTTGAACTCCCATTGCACATCAAGATCCTTTCTGTGACAAATGTTGCTTGTCCCATGCCTGCCCACAGTCCTGATGTCACACTCATTCTCATACCAGATCTTCAGCCTTGGGTTGTACCTGATGTCATTGTACCACACCCAGTCCTCCCCATTGAGGCCCTGATTGATGATGGCCAGATGGTTCTTTCCATAGACATCATCAATGTCAAGGTACACAATATACTCTCCTTTAGCCTCCTCAATTCCCTTGTTCCTTGGTGCTCCTGAAAACAGGGCCCCTCTCTTGATCTGGAAGACCCTCACCCTTGGATCTGGGATATCTTTACAAATGTCAACAGTCTGCTGGCATCCATCAGCCACAATGTTAAGTTCCCAGTCCTCAAAGGTTTGGCCAACAACACTGTATATAGCCCTCAGGATCTTCTGCTCCCTGTTGTGTGATGCTGAAGGGTAAGCTCCAAGATATGAGGGCATTACAATTGTGAACTTCATATCGGCAATTCTTCTTCAGTTTCCTTTCCCTCTTCCCCTGTCTTGGTTTGGCCTCCTTCCTCACCACCAGCACCAGCAGGAACAGAGCCCTGCTGTTTCTTCATATAGTCCTCAAATTCCTTGTCCTTCTCTCCCTTGATCCTGTCTATGTACTCCTCGGTCTTCTTCTTCACAAGCTCATTGATCTTGTCAGGGCTCATGTCATAAAGCCAAGGATCTTCATTCTCAAGCTCCAGCTCCTGAAAGATGGATTCAAGGTTTTCCCAGAGAGTGCGGTTGTATTCAGTGGTATTTCCCTGAGAGATGATGAAGCGGATATTGTCTGAAGAATACCCCCTGAATGGGTTGATGCTGTTCTTGACCTTCATCTCCTTCAGCTCCTCTGGCCTGTCACTGTAAAGGATCTCATTGATGTCATCCTCAATGGCCGCAATGGTACTGGTAGATGCATTGGCATCCTTGGCCTTCTGAAGATCAAACATCAGCTCACTGAGCCCCTTCATCTTGAAGTCATAAGGGAACTTGTGCATCACTGTCAGCCCCTTGCCCATGTCAGTGTATGTTGCAATGTCCTTGACAACAAACACATACATTGAAGAGTAAGCTCTGGCAAAGGGGAACAGTGTATCATTGAGGTTGTCAGCTCCCTGAATTGCCTCAGTTGCAGTCACACTCACCTGAGCCCTTGTGAACCTGTCCACATTGAACATCAGCTCATATGCTGTGCTCTTCAGGTATTCAAGATATTCCTTTTGGAAATTCAACAGCTCTATGGGTGGGTTCTTGTATATCAACAGCTTCTCAAGGTCAAGCAACTGGCTCGGGTCAGCATTCCTTGGCAATGCAAAGGTCACAATATCAGCTGTGGACTTGTGGAAGGGCTGGATGCCAGTGCCATGACAAACAGGGCACTCTGTATCATCAAGCATCCTCCCCTTGTTACATCCTTGGTTCTGGCAGGAACTCACATAGGCAAATCTCTGGGGGAATGCAACCATGGCTGTGGAGAGATCCAGCTCACTGTCTATCTTGAGTGTCTTCTCCAGAAAGCCCACAACATCATGGAACACACTCACAAATGTCCTGCCCTTGGTCTGCTCATCCCTCTTGTAGCCAAACCTCATGGCCGGGATCTTGCTGTTCTTGGGCTGGAAATATGTGACAGTGAAAAACCTGTCCTTGATCTCAAGGGTCTCTGTGCTCCTCTCTGCTGTGATGTTGATACTTGCCACCTGAGAGAAGACAATGGTATCCATGCCAAGGTAAATGGTGTACTTTGAGCCATCCCTCTCAATACCCTGATCATCATATTTTATGGGGATCTCCACCACAAGGTACTCAAGGATCTCATTCTTGTACTCAAACATGATGGCCTCCTTTGAAGAGGCTACAAACGGGTAAGGGCTGGCCTTCTCCTTGTTCGGGTCAAACTCATCAAACTCGGTGATAAGGAAAGCATTGGGATCAACATAGTTGTAATCTATGAAGGCATACTCAAGGTACTGCTCCAGAGACTTATCCCCCCAATATTTTGCAATGTACTCTTCCAGCTCAGTCTTCTTCTTGTCTGTCTCTGTGTCAAACTCAACTTTCCTGACAATGGGTTGTTTCCTCACAGCTTTCTGGAATGGCAGTTTGGTTGATGACAGTGTGGATGGGATGATTGACCTGTAGATATTCTTGACCTGTTCCCACTCCTCATCAGTTGTCCTTGTGGTGATCCTGTGCAAGAGATCCTCAATGCCATCACCAGTCTTCATCTTGTAGTACTTGTCAGCCAGCTCGGTGACTCTTTTATAATCCTGATGCTTGATTCCCTCATCAATAATCTCCTTCAGCTTCTCATATCCCTCTTCCTTTTTCATCTCAGTAGTTTTTCCATTTGTATTTTCATCCAGTCAATCAGAAACATCAATTCCTTGCCAGTAAAGATCCAGTACACAAGTGAAGCTCCCATGACAACAACACATGCCGCAATGAAGGGCAGGAGCAAGATAATAAACAGAATCCTTTTAAGTGCTTTCATATCTTTTTATTCTGTGAAATAATCCTGAAGTAGCTGAACCACAAGGTATTCAAAGGTATCACCAAGGTGGCCGTATTTCTGGTATTTCTCTTTTGTGTCAGGGTCAGTGACAATGTGCTTGTCCTTGCCTCCATCAATTGCCTGCTTGCAATACATAAGGTCAGAGATCAACAGCTTGCACCTTGGGTCTATCAGCACCCTGACAGGCATCTTGTCTTCAAAAAGCTTGTTGACAAAATCCCTCCTCCTCACAAGTGAAGGGTTGGATCTGAGGGCCCGGTTGCTGTCATTGACAAGGTACTTCTCAAGTTTTGCCTCAATGATCTCATAGTGATGGTGGAAGTCTTTGTTCATTGTTGACCTGTTCCTTCCTGATGCATCACCATAGTAATAGAGGCCAGCCTTGTGCCCCGGGTATCTCCTCATGATCTCATCACAGACCTCCTCTGTGCTGTTGTGAGGGTTTGTGAGAGCCACCTCATCAATACAACCAAGGAAGAAGAGGCTTTCCCTCCTCCAGATCTGCCAGATGGAGGCTGAGTTGTAAGGCACTGAGTTTTGATCAAAGGAAATATGGAGAGGAAGGGAGGCATCAAAGAGGACAGAGCCTACATGCCTGAGCCTGTCGAAAGAAGAGTAGAACTCACCCCCTGTTGAGGTGAACGGGTTGGCAAATATCAGAGCCTTGCCCCTCTCACTGCTGTTATTTGCAAGTATCTGGTTGATATAGTTGTAGCCCACATTATGGACATTGTGATAAGTGCTGGAGATGACAACTTTCTTGCCATTGAACTCCTTTTCAAAGAATGTATCCTCACTGTAGATCCTTGCTGAGATCTCCTCAATATGTTTTTCAAGGTCAAACCATTCTGCTATCCATGGTGTCTTTGCCGGGGAAGTGCTGATGTACATCGGATTCCACTGCTGTGACTGACTGCCATGGTTCTGGATGTGACCATTGACCAGATACATCCCGGGTTGCCTGAGCCTTGACAGAATGACCTCCTTGACATCTTCCTCCTTGCTGTCTTTTGTCTCATCCAGAATAGCCCAAGCCATCTCCTTGCCTGAGTGCATGATGGCATTGTCGAGAGATCCTGTGAATATCAGCCCTCCATTCCAGAAGCTGATGATGTTTGTGAACCTGTCAAAGTTCCTTCTGCATCTTGTCCACTCTGCTGGTGGTTCTTTGCCTGAGACATAAACACCTGTGGGATTCTCCCTGCTCCACTCTGTCCAGCCAACAGACTTCCAGTATTCCCTGACCCGGAACAGCGTTGAGGTGTTCAACTGGTCGTATGTATTGGCAAAGATTCCCCCCTTTGCTTCTGGGAACTGGACAATGAGCTTCATTGATATCATACCATCAAGGAAGGTCTTGCCTGATCCCACACCACCAAGAAAAAGGTTGATGGAGGCAACAGACTGCAAGATTGCCATCTGGGGCTCGCTGATCTCCTGCTCAATAGTCAGAACATCATCTTCATCTCCCTGTCTCTTGGGTTTCATTCCTTCTTTTCCCTTGTCTTGATTACAACATCTGGCAACCTTGGCAATCTAACTGTAGCTTCAACCTCAGACTTCTCTTTCTGCTCAAGGTATTGCTTCCCAAGCCATACAAGCATTGTCTTGTCTCCCTCCATTGCCACCTGAAACTGCTTTGCCCTGAGGATCTCTTTGCCTTCACTTTTTTTATTAGCAGAATACTCACTGAAACTTATTTTATGATCTTTCTTGCAAGCTTCATATAATGTGTTAGGGTGAACACCAAGCAATCCAGCAATGCCAGTGCCTTCACATTGAGCCTGAAGATACCTGTCAACTTTTGCCCAGTCAATAACAGCTTTTGGTCTTCCTGTCTTAAACCTCTTCTTTTCCTTCTGTGCTTCCATCTGTTTGATTTACAGACTCTTGCTGTTGTTTGTATTTATTATAGAACCAGATGATGAGGTCATCACCAACTTCCTCCTTTGTTTCCAGCATGAGCCTGAAGATACCTGTCAACTTTTGCCCAGCCACAAAGTTTCTGCACAGGGACACCAGCAGGGATCACCTTGCATGGGGCTTCCTTCACCTTCAGCTCCCTGAGTGCTGTGAGCCTCATGTTGCCAGCAATCACAACATAGCCATCCTTAAAAGGATAGACCCAGAGTTCTTTGAGGGAGAGCATCTCTGGGTCTTCTTTGAGGCTGACAAGCAGTTTTGAATACCTCTTGTCCTTGATGAGCCTTGGGTTTCTGGGCAGGCCATCTATCTGTCCTGTGTTGCTGTGAAGCTTTGACAGTTTGATATTTTGACAGAGGACATCCATGACTGCAAAGATATGTAAAAGTTATATACACAGGAAATTTATTTGTTGAGACAGAAACTGCTCAGAAAAAGAAGAAAAGAAAAAGGACAAAAAGAAAAGAAGAAAAAGAAGCTCAAAAGAAAAAGACAATAATAAAATTTTTGCCTGATCCAAGCATATCGTTTGATAATGCAAGTTTGCCTTTTGATACCTGAAAGTGGCTCTACAGGGTTGTAATTGTCTTCAAAATTAAAGAGACAATACTCAATTTGTCGTGGGCATAAATACCTAAATTAATAAGCATTTATACTAATTCCAGATGGTGGTATAAATACTTAGTGGATGGTGGTATAAATACTTATTTCACATAAATTGTTAATATCTTTTATTCTTTTTTGTTTTGTATATTTATTATAATATATTATATTTGCATTGTAAACCATATTATGAACCAAAAACTGATACAATGAGAACAATTGCTAAAATGACCTATCTGAGATGGTGGAAACATCTGCCCACTGAGATCCTTGACTTTTATTACAGGGTTGTGTATAGGATAACTGAGGCCTACAAAAGATTCTTTTTTGCCCCTATTTATTATGAATACTGGAGCAGGGATTGTGATATGTGTGAGAGTGCTGGAGTGGATATCTTCTATGGAGGCAGGAAGGCATATGATAAGGCCTATCAGAAAGCTGGTGAATGGGCTGAAGGCCCGTTCTCATGGAATATCATCACCAAGGCTGAGTATGAGCAGAGGAAGGATGAGAGATACTTCAGGGACAGGATCATGGAAGCCTATGAGAATGGCAACGGGACATCAATCTATGTGTAAGCA